CTGCGCACCCAACGTTTCATTGGGGTTTGTCGCGCCACGAAGCACGTCAGATAGACCCGTGACCTCGTAAATCGTTTGCTTGACCTGCTCGCGCTGCTGGTAAAGCTGCTGCAACGCGGCGATTGTCTCTTGCATCGGCCAGTGTGCAATGGCCTTCTCTAGACCGCCGCCGCCAGACGCGAACGCGGATGCGTCGTTGGCCGGTTCATACTGGCCATCCTCGCAGAACCGCAACCGCTCGAAGTCCTCCGCCAAGCGCTTGTCATACAGGCCGCGCACGCGAAGTTGGTTGACCAGCGACCGAATGCGCTTGGTGACGCGATCTAGTTCCTCGACCAGAGGCTTGTAAACCTCATAGGGGCATATTGGCGTGATGTCCGCCCGCTTGCGAAGCGGCTGCAACGCTTCGGGCATCGGGAAGAACTGCTTGAGCTTCAATGGGTCCGGCTTGACGGCCAGAAACTCATTCTTGTCCTGATCGGCGATAAACAGCACAGCGCGGCGGCGCTTGTCCCAGACCTCGTAAACCCGGCAGGTTTTGAGGATGCCCTTGTTCTCGACACCTGACGCGCTGTCAGACTTGTCCTCTTCATGCTGGTCGTTGAGCGACAGCCGGTCAATACGCTCCTGAGACACGCCGATCTTGAGCAAGTCGTCTGTCGTGTAGTCGTGCTCAAAGTAGACCCACGGCACCTCTTCCCAAGACCGCGCCGGCCCGTGGCCCCACTTGTCCCAGATCACATGCTCGCAAGTGACAGTCTGGCTGCCGATGACCGGACCATCTGGCCCTTGCATCATTTGAGGCTCGTAACGCACGCGCGCCGTACCGCGACCGGCAAGTTCCCCGTCCCGCGTTGCTTCGCGCATTGTGCCGTCAAAATCATACTCGTCGACAGAGTAGGACAGCCCCCGTTCGATCACATCAACGGCAACTTTCGCCACACCATCGGCATCGCCGAACCGTCGGCGGATGTCAGGGATCGGCGTCGAGTTGTAGAGCGCGGGAACGGTCGTCTCGATGTTGGAATGGAGGATGTTGAATGACGGCGCTTCCGACGTTTTGTCCGGTTCGCCCGCTTCATAAACGGCAATCGCGTTCTTTGCCGCCTTGCGCCATGGCTCCTCGTCTTTCTTCTGCCTCTCTATGTGCTTGAGAAAGACGGCCGGCAGCGGGAGGCCGCGACGTAGCGCTTCCTCTTCGCTATCCATTTCGCCAGCCGTTTCAGAATCAGCCATTCATCGCCTTCTTTCGCCGCTTGGCCTCAATGATCTCTCGCACCGTCATGTTGCTCCGCAGCTGGCCATCCACGATCTCGAACACGACGCGATCCTTCGGCGGCTCTTTCGGCTTTTCCGGCTGCATCTCGCGCCAGGCCATCGCGAGGTAACGGAAGGCGTCGGCCGCGTGGCTCGTCCAGTCGTGTAAGGGCCGGTCGTTGAAAACAGCCGTGTCCTCTTTGTACTCGCTGCGATATTGGCGCAGCGCGTCTAAACCAACGTCGGTACGTTGCGCGTCGAACCAACAAAACGGCAGCGTCTCTCGCACCGCGTTGATACCGTCCTGCAATGTATGATTGGGCACCAGGCGCGGCTTGCGGCCCAGCCCTTCAAGCGTCTCAATCCGCGTTCGGCCGGTGCCCAATTCCCTGACCTTGGCGTCATGTGGAACCCAATCGTCGTCATAGCGGTAGCCCTTAACCGTGAGCATCGCGACGTAATGGGGAAGCCCTTGACCATGGTTCTCGTAGAAGTCGACGACGCGGATTTCCTTGCCTACGACCTGAAAGAACCAAATCGCAGTGCTGTCACCGATGCCAAGGTCCCATGCCGTGTGCACAGGCAACAGTGGGTCTACGCTAACCGCCTTAATCCTGTTCTGGTCCCTGGCGGCGATCAACTCCTTGACGTAGTAAGCGCCTTCGAAGACCGTCGCGAACGCGCCCTCCCAGATGTGATCGTATTGATCGGGCCTGTCGCGCATATCGCGCTGCCGCGTCCGCTCGAGTACGGACGGGAACCATGGATTGTCGCGCCAGTTGATCTCGCAGATTTTCACACGAGGGTCGGTCCTGCTTTCCCTGAACCGTCGATGCGTTGGCGACCGCTTGCTTTCCGGGTTCCATGTAACCCATAGCTCGCTGTCCTCTTCGCGTAACGTTGGGATCAGTTTGATCCATGCCTCCTCGGTAACGGGCTCGGCCTCGTCTACCCAACAGAGCAAAATGCGCGACTTTGACTTGATGCTGTCCATCGACCTGTCGAGGCCGGCGAACTTGTAGGCGATGCGGCGCGACTTTGTGCGTATGAACTTCTCGCCGATCTCGAAGTGCTCATGAAGCCAGGGCTCGGACCTGATGGCCGCCTTGATCTCCTCCATCGAACTATCGTCGAGGGAGTTCATGAACTGTCGGCCGCAAAGGATGATCCCTTCCCGGTGGGCCCTGTCCCACATCATGGCGCGGATCGCGGTCATCTTGGCAAATGATCTGGTCTTGCCGGATCCGCGTCCGCCCCACGCACCCCTAACGTCCGCTTGACCTGAGAAGATGGGAACGAGCTTCGGCGGCAGCTCAACTTGAACGGTTGCCATGCGGTTCGGCCGCCGATTCTGTCTCTGCTACCCATTCTGTTTGATCTGGCGGCCCCTTCACAATGATCATTCGCGGACCAAGAATGGTGAGTAGCAGGTTCTCCCGAGGGTCTGCGGTAAGGTAGTATCGCCACATTAAGGGCACCGTTACTTTGAACGCTTCAAAATCAGCAGGCGGCACCACTAAAGCGCGTGGCCTAGTGGGTAATTTGTTTACAAAATCAGCGATGCGCTCAGCCCATTCTTCGGTCGATCTCATCGATTGCCATGCCCTGGCGTAGGCGCAACGAGTTCGATCCGTGTGACGGTCTCAAGCGGGTTTTCAGGATCGCCCTTGTGCTCGATGTTGGCGAGGCGCGGGTGAACGTAGGGCGCTGCCTCTTTAGCGAATGCTGCCGCTTTGTCTTGGTCGCCCCGGTTCCAGGCGTTGGCCATGGCCTGCAGCATGACGTGCAACGGCGTGATTTCGGCTTCCAGCACGGCCATGGTTGCGATCCGTTGCCGAAGCTCGCTCATTTTGGACTTGGCGCCCTTCTTGCGTCCTGCACCTGCTCTTGCACCACCGCGCGGCACGGTTTGATTTCTCCGATTTCAATTCAAAGACTAGTTGCTAGGTCAACCGGTTGCGCTCTTTGAGCATGCTCAGCAGGGCGTTGTTTTCAGTGATGTTAGCTATAACCAGGCTCCGATGACGCCTCATTGTCTGCGTTACCAACTGTGAGAATGTTTCATTTTCACCGTAGGTGTACGGCAGAACCAATTCAGGCGGACCCAACGCCTTCACCGGCATTAAGCTGGTGACGCGGACAATAGCAGGCGCCGCGAGAAGCGAAGCCAGGCCGGTCAACAGACCACGGCGGGAAACGTCCATCTCAATGCCTCAGCAGATACACCACCCCTGCAGCATGTCACTTATGCTTCTCTTGCCGTCTGCGGTCAGGATTGAATGAACCGCTTGCTATCGCGGCTTCCATCCGAGACAAAGCACCCGCCTCATTTTCAAGGCTATCAATGGCGCATGACACTTCGTGACACACATCATACCACCTCTTGAAGGCTAACGCTTCCATCTGCCGAACACGGCCGACCGAAACGCCAAGGCTTTTGGCGATACTAGACTGAGTTTCGCCACATAGCCTTCGATGAAGAACTTCGTCTCGGCGAGACGATGCCGCAATGTAGTTCGTCCTTGTCTTGTGGATAGGAATCATCTCAATGCCTCAGCAGATACACCACCCCTGCAGCATACAGCAGTTGCAGGTATTCCGCAGTGGGTATAATCATCCACTTGGGATAAATCCCCGCTGTTTTGGCGACCGTGGCAATGAAGATGGCCGTGAGCGTGGCCACGGCGACCCACATGCAGAAGGATAGGGGACCGTCGATAAGAACGGATAGTCCCTTAGCCTTGTCCAGTTTCGCCTTGACGATAGGAAGCAGCTTTGCGTCCTGGCTCATCATGCCACCTTAGCTATGCTGGTCTGCCCGCTCCACTCGATGCGAGACAGTGGCCCATTCGGAGGGCTGTAAGTTGACGATGGCGCCTGGAACTGCCGCACGTTGTCGTTGAGTGCGGCGGCGGGTCTTGCAGCGCCGGCCACGAGTTCGATCCCGCGAATGGCGAACCCGATCTCGATTCCCCACCAGCCAGCAAGCATCAGAACAAGGGCGATGCCGAGCGGGGCCAGCAGACCGATAGTGTCAGGGCTCGCCATGATGCCCATGAATCCGAGCGTTGTGGCAAGGGCGGCCGATTGGGGATCAGCGCCGGACTGCGCCGCGCCCTTGGCATGGGCGATGGTGCCGGTTGCCGCCGCAAGCTGCGCCTCTAGGCTTTCCTTGCGCTCTGCCGTGCCGAGCTGGGCGGCGACAGAGGCATATCGGCGGCATGAGTTGTTATATGGGCCTGTGTTCGTGGTGCAGGCGTTCGTGGCTTTGTAGAACGTCTGGGCCTGCATACCCTGGATCTGGGCGCGAAGCGTGGCCGCTGGCGGGGTTGATTTGAGCTTGGCAAGCTCGGCCTGCAAACGCGTTCGGTCTGCCGTTGCGTTGGCAACCGATGTTGCTTCGATCTTGCGGGAACCGACCATATCGCTGCGGCCGGTGACGATGGAACCCATCGCGGACCAGACTTCAACTACGGCCAGACATGCCACGAGGATCAGAGCCTTAGCCTTAACGCCGTGAAACTTGTCGGTATCGATCAGATGCTTACCGATGGCAAGCAGGGCGAGCAGGGCGGCGATGCTAAACCCGGCGATCTTCATGGCCGTCTGCATCGCATCGTCTTGGCCGAGACTGCCGGCATAGCGAGCGTTGAAGTAGGCCGAGACCGCAAAGCAGCAGAGGGCAAACGCGATAACCCCTTCTCCTACCCAAACGTGAGCTGAGCGCGACTGCGCCCATTGAGACCATGTCCGGCGTGGCATGTCAGCCTCCGTTCAGGTGGCGGGGTGTAGGGTCGGAATGTCAGTGAGTGGCGTTCGCACCAATAAGAAGACCCGCCGGAGCCAGTGAAGGCGTCTCGGGCGGGTCCAATTATTGCAGCGTGCCTTTTTGCTGCCTGATTTGCGTTACGGCGTCAAGGCTTCACGGAACGCCGGGGCGAATATATCCATAGCCTATGGCCAGAGCGGTACAGGCCATCTCGATACGCTGTTCGGCAGCAGCCTTGGCCTGGGGACGGTTGGCATACCCGAGAACGCCCCGCCCGATGGCTTCGGGCTTGTCGCCGGCCAGGAGGCGGATCAGGACATGGGCGGTTTTGGCGTCGGTGATCGCATGCACCACCCTCAGGACCTCCATGCTCGCCTTGATGCGCCGATCTGCCAGGGCGGCCATTGAGCCATGTGGATCAGACCCTCCGTTGACGCGCTCCCCGTAGTCTCCGACGCCAGCCCTGACGGCGGTTGCCTGATCAACAGCCGCGACGAAATCGTCGTAGGCGTCACAGAGGTGAGGGTGGAGGCCGAGCTGTTCTGGCACGGTTAGGGCTTTGAATGCGCGGCGATCTGTTTTCTGATCGACGTGTGGGGCCTCGAATTGATCGCGGCGCAGGCGCTCCTTGGTCGGAATGATGATGTCGGTGGACATTGTATTGGCTCCCTTGTTAGGGACGCGCACGCTCAGTCTTTGCGATTAATCATCAGGTAGCAAAAGCCAAACACGCACCAGAACGAGAAGACAGCGATGACGGCGATGGGCCATCCGCCCTCCCTAATGGCGCCAAACAAGACGGCGATGCACCTTGCCGATGACGGCATTGCGGGACCGACGGGGATCAAGTCGCGCGCCGATCTCGGAGGCGGATAGACCTTCATCCCACAGTCGAATGACCAAGGTGATTTCGTCTTTGGTCCAAGGTGTCATATTGCTGCCCACTCCCTGTCTTCCGCCTGCCGCTCGATTGAGACGTTGAGCTGCCGTCGCAGTTCCGAAAGCTCGGCTTGTTGTGCTTCGATAATGTCGGCGGCTGATGTCAGCGCCATGCGATCGCGGGGAGACTCGGAAAGCTCTGCCGAGCGGCGCAGCTCGTGAATGAGCTTGATGCGATTGACGACGCGGTGGGCCGCGTCTCCAGCGTGAATCCAGGTCATGCCGCCTCCGCCGATAAAACATCGTTCCAGTCTGTGCCCGGCTCGTCAGGAACGCGAACCTCCGCCGTCAGCCCCTCGGCAATCAAGCGGTGCGCGAGCGACCACGCCGCGGCTTGCCCCGTCGCATTTGCATCGTTGTCTCCGAACACGATGATGTGCCGTGCCGTCTCCGGCGGCTGCCACTTGACGAGCCCCCCAGCCGACAGCGCCGACCACACGGGAACCTCGAACAGCTTTGCCGCCGCGAGTGCCGTCTCGACCCCCTCAGCGATGCCCATCGTTTGGGCCGATGAGGCGAGACGAACGGCACCACCTGTCGGGATCTTGGCGGGAGCCAGCTTGCGCGGCTCGGGAACATCAGCTTTGCGGCCCGCTCCATCCAGGTAGGTGTACTGGATCGTATGCACGGTGCGATCCGGCGACACGAACAGCGCGAGCATGGCCGGGTGCTCGGTCTTGCTCTTGTCGTCGTGATAGTAGGTGAACCGCGGCAGGAAGCGCAGCGACGGGCTGTCATGCGGCAAGCCACGGCGGGCAAGATACCAGGAGGCCGGCTCATTGCCGGTGAGCCGCTGCGCCCGCTGCCAGATCGCCGTCAGCGTCTCGAAGCTCGTATCGCGCCGCGCCTTGGGGGCGATCACCGGCGACTGCGGAAGATGCTGCTCGATCAGTCGCTTGGCCTCAATGAAGGGCACGCGCCTCGCCTTCATCACGAGGTCGACGCCGGAGCCGGGTCCGCACTGGTTGCAGTAGTATGATCCAGAGCCAGCCTTATCGTCCCAGCGGAAGCGATCAGTGCCGCCGCAGATCGGACACGGGCCGTGCCGATTGGTCAGGAACCGATCGTGGATGCCTAGCGCGGGAAGCAGCGTGCGCCAGCGGCCGATAGCCTTGTCTTGGATGCGCTGTTCAAACGGCATGGCGCACCTCCGCTTGCCGGGCCTTGCTCTTGGCGTAGGCAATATCTCGGGATCGCAGCCACGAGCGCATCAGCGGCGTCGGTTCCAAACCGCCGTACTTGGAAATTCCGCGCGGCCAGCACCCAAAGATTTCCTTGTAGGCGTGCCCTGCCCAGCCATGCGATCTGCCACGTTCGTCGGCGTACCAGAGCAACTGCATGTAGACCGCAGTCTTGCCCTGACCGGCGATCATCTCGCGGACAGTCAGCGGTTCGCCCTTGTTGCGGCGGGGACCGAACTCGGTGAGATCGCCATCCTCGACGCGGACCCCGGTCGGACGCGGCGCGATGGTTCCGCAGCACGGGCATTCCTTCATCGCCGCCGGCACCAACGCGGCGCACTTCTGGCACTCCCGCGGTTTCGGGATCGTGTCCTCCCGCTTGCGGCATTCTGCGGTGGCTTTCGACTTGCCATCGTCGAGGTCATCGAAATCGATATCCGTGACCATGCCGAGCCGCAGGTGCGTGTCGGAATGATCGAGGATGATCGCGTGATCCTTTCCGGCCGCCGTGCGCAGGGCGCGGCCGATGATCTGCACGAACAGCATCTCGGATTTCGTTGGGCGGGCGAGGATCAGGCACCGCACGTCCCAGTCGATGCCGGTCGTCAGGCAGCCGATGTTGACCACGACCTTGATCCGGCCGGCTTCTAGCTCGCGGCCAATGCGTTCGCGCTCTTCGCGCGGCGTGTCAGCATCGACGTATGCTGTCGGCACGCCGGCTTCGCGGAACTGCCCGGCGAGAAGCTGGGCATGGGCGCGGTTGACGGCGAAGCACAGCGTTGGCCGGTCCTGTCCGCGCGCCAGCCACGAGGTCACGACATCGGCAACGATGGTCGCCCGGCTCATGCGCTCGGCAATCTGGCCCTCGTGGTAGTCGCCGGCAACCGTGGCGATGCCAGACAGGTCCGGATGCGTTGGGGCAAACACGCGGAACGGCGACAGGTAGCCTTCCCCGATCAGCTCCGAGGTCGAGGTCGGCTTGATGAGGTCGTCAAAGCGCCGGCCGAGACCGCGCGACCAGGGCGTTGCCGAAAGCCCGATGAATATCCGGTCGGGCTGTTCGTCCATCCAGGTTTGATAGACCTTGTGCATCACGTGGGCTTCGTCGATGACCACGAGGTCCACATCGGGCCGGTCACGGCGGGCGAGCGTTTGCGCGGTCGCGATCTGGATCGGCGCGTGCGGTCGCTTCCAGGGATGATCGGCCTGGATCACGCCCATGTCGGCGGGGTCGATGCCGTTCTCGACGAAGCGCTCGAAGGTCTGGTCGACGAGGCCGATGGAGGGCACGCAGAAGGCGAGGCGCTTGGACTTGGCGCGGGCTCCGGCGACGATGTGGGCGGCGATGACGGTCTTGCCGGCTCCGGTCGGCGCTTGCAGCATCGGGCGACGATGGCCATCCACGATGGATTGCTTGATGCCGTCGATGGCGCGCTGCTGGTGCGGACGGAGCGGCTTGAGGGCGGTGGCCGTGGTCATGACGCACCTCCGTCACGTGACGTGCGTGCGTACTCACCACCTAGATAACTTATCTTCTCTTCCTGGATGGAAGCTACGGTAGAGGATATCTCAACAGCAGATACAGACTCAGATAAGGTTTCAGGCGTTTCAGAAACCGTTTCATCGCGTTTCATTCGCGTTTCATGGTTCTTCCGACGCCTAAATTTCCGGACACGATCGGTTGATTTTTCGGTGATCCACTGGCGCCCTTTCCAGTTGTGCGGAGCCAGCACGCGGTCCCCGTTGACCTGCGTGTATTCGATCAGCTCAGCCTCGATCAGCGTAGATAGAAGCTGCTCGGCATCGTTGGCACTGATACGCAGGCGGAAGGCGATGGTGTCGAGATCGGGCAGCGGGCCACGGCGCTCGCTGGCGAGGCACAGCAGGCAGATCCAGCCCTTGAAGAAGTGCGGGGCCAGCCGCTGCACCTTCGGATCATCGATGATGCCGTTGTAGGCCCGGAACCATCCACCATAGTTCGCAGGCGTCCGATTCGCCTTGATTTCGGCTCGTTTCTCTGACATATGCGTCTCACTCGATTTCGATACGCATGCACAAGCCGCTGGGGGTCACGACCCGGCGGCTTTACTCATCACGCTTCCCCCATCATCGGGTTGAGCAGGTGGAAGTGGGACGCGGAACGGAAGCGGCTTAACCGCCAACCCTGGCGGCAGAGATTGGCGATCTGATCGATGGCCCACTCGTCGAGTGGTGAGCGTTCAGCGATCATGGGACAGTGGAAAACGACGTGCTGCGGCGTGGCCGACTTGTCGCTGTCAATAGCCCGTGATATATTTTCGGTCATGGTAGGAGGATGCTCCGTTTCTTCCACCTATCAAGGGCCCGGTCCCTGGAGCGCGAACTCCAGCCGGGCCCGCTTCATTTCAGACGCGGCAAACCAAGCCGATTGGCCTTGCCAATGACCGCATTACGCGACTTTCCAACTAATTCAGCGATTTCAGCCGCAGACTTGCGGCCCCAGTGCTTCTCTAGGATGGCTATGGCTTTGCCAGGCCATATCGCTTCGCTTTGCAGGCGCCAGCGTTCGGCGCGTGGCAGGATGCCGTTGCGACGACGCCTTGCCTCTTCTTGTTGACGGTTCGCGGCGTAGTTCTCTTGGCGCCATCTGGCGATGCGGAGCGCATTGATGCTGACCCCGAACCGCGCCTGCAACTCAGCGTCAGAGAGGGACGGAAACTTGCGGATCAGTTTCGGGGCCGTCATCATTGACTTGGTCCTAAAGGAGGGCCGACCGAAGCCGGCCCCCAAGTCTAAGGAGGAAGCTACCCCCCGATGAAAGGGCAGCGGTCGGTGGGCGTTGGAGGCGGGCATGCCCGGCTGCAGTTACCAAACAGCCTGCCCACCGGCCGCTGCACTCGTGGCCGGGGATACGCAACGCAACTGACTGGATAACGCTTACAGTTCGCCGCGAGCGGCCTTGTCGTTCCACCCCAGGCCGATGATCAGGCCAGCGATGCCGGCCGCGAGGCCAACGGGGAACGCGGCTATAGCGCCGATCAGGATACCGATTTGAAACTCAGTCATGCCCTATCCCTTCACGCTGCGACGTTTTTTTCGGCGCGCCTCGCCTTTGGCGCCTTGTACTCCGCCATGAAGCGCCGGCACCGATCCGCAGTCGATAGCTTGATGTCCTGGCCCTTGCGAAGGTCAAAGACAAACGTCGCATCGGACATCGCCTGCCGCCCAAAGTTGGAAGGCGGCATGTCGTGACGCTCAAGGAACGCCTCGACCTCTGCCAGCAATTTTTCACGCTCGGTTGTCATGTGTGGCACCATATTAGCATTGCGCCTACACGTCAAGCTCAGATTGAGTTATCAACAATTGTAGCCTGTACGCTAAATTTAATGTTGACACGTTAGCGGCCGTGCTACAGTATGCACCTACACCGGACGCCGCTTCCTGGTGCTCGATGGGTCGGACTAGTCCCCCGCAAGTCGAGCATAAGCCGCCGCCCAGGTAGCGGGGAGACCTGCTAGGCGCGGCGTCCGGTGGTGGTTCGGTTAAGGAGGCGACGATGAGCGGATGCATCAAAGACGACGGTTGCGACGGGGCCTGCGACGACTGCCCTTTGCTGTGCTGCGACGAGTGCGGCGCCGACTATCCGCTGTCATGGCCGCGCGGTCTTTGTTCATGCGGCGGAAACATCGTCGAGCCCGACACATGGCGGCCATCCCCGGAAAGTTACGAGGATGAGCACCGACTGCGTATCAAAGACGTGATTTAAGGGGGTGCATCATGACCATCGAAGCCGTGGCAAAAATGAGAGACGCGATTTCCGATTTGGAGCGAGACGCCATCAACCGCGCTTATCGTGAAGGCTACTGGGTCACTTCGCTGATCTCGCTGGCTGGTCGCGTGCCAAAGGAATTGCTGACCACCGAGGATCACCGCGCGATTCAGTTTGCCTACTCGGTGCAGGCCGGCGTTAAGCTCGAGCGCGAGCAGATCGAGCGCCGGTCCCATGAACCGAGCGCGACAGTCATCAAGTTACGTCCGCCGCCAGCGGGGTATTGACACAGGGCGGCGGACCATCGGCGGCGGGTGCTATTGGGGGCCTACAGCGCCCGCCGCCACACCAATCAGTAGCGGGAGTACGTTATGGCACAAATCTACGGTTATCACGGTTCACGGGTCGGCTCTGTGGCGATGCAATTTGCGGGGTTACATGAGACCATCGAAGATCAAAAGCGGCAAATCGCGGCAGTGAGGCAGGAGCTACGGCAGGCGCACATAAAGAATGCCCAACTGATGAAAGAAAATGCGGCACTCAAAAGGAATAGGCGATATGTTGAACGTGAAATGGGCGACGATACTTGAGGCGGTAACGACCGGACGAGCGGAGCCGCTGATGGAAAAGACAGAAGTAGTCCCGATGCGATCACAGCCGCTCACCTATGAGCAGCTTCGGAAGCAGATTGCCAACATCAGAAACGCTATCGTCAAAACCGAGACAGAGCGAGCCCAGATTGAGCGCGCTCGAGAAAAGGTGTTGGAGGAGATTGCAGAAGCGCTCGAAACCAATGCGGCGGAGAACGCCGAATTGACGCGGCGGCTTCGCGACCTGCAAGCGCTGGTGGTCGATATGGTGCAAGAGACGGGCGTCAAGATAGAGGTGCCACGATGATGATCACATTTGCAGTGATGGCGCTGTGTGTCGTGGCGCTTCCGGTGCTGGCTCTGGCTTGGGGGGATTGGTGATGGATCAATGGCAATGGTGGCGCGATGCGCTCGCAGGAAAGAACCCGCCGATCAATGTCAACGAGCCGCAGTCCGGCTACTTCAAGACGCGCGCCGGCAAGGATGGCCCTTGGCTGCCGGTCGCGATCTGGGAAAAGGACGGCGAGATCGTCTGTCGTGTCGCGGATAAGGTGCGCGACGCGCATGAAATCTGGACGTATTGCGCCGGCAATCCCGTCGCGAAGGATGCGGCCAAGCACGCATTCGACACTGGTCTATGGCCCGGCGACGTGCCGACCATTGGGCACAACTCCGGCGATCTCACGCTGGCCGAGGAAATCAGCGAAGCGCGCGATCAGGCTTTGCAGTGGCTCACCACCACCGGCATCGTCGATAAGACGACTGCCGACATGGCTGCGAACTATCGCGCCAAGCTGCTTGATCTGAGCAAGAAGGCGGACACCGAACGCGATGCCAAGGTGCGCCCGCACCTAGAAGCACAACGCAAGATCAATGCGGAATACAAGCCGCTCGTCGATGACGCCAAGGCTGCGGCCGACAAGTTGCGTGATGCGCTGTCGAAGTATCTGGCCGCCGAGGAAGCCAAGGCGCGGGCCGAAGCAGAACGCAAGGCGCGCGAGGAAAACGAACGGCGCATGGCAGAGTTCAAGCGCCAGCAGGAGGAAGCCGCAAAGGCTGCCGCCGCTGCGCCGAATGACGAGCCGCCGCTGCCGCTTGAAGCGCCCGTATTTGTGGCGCCGGCCGATGTCAAGGTCAGCGCTGGCGGACAACGTGGCAAGAAGGCCGGATTGCGCACGATCACCCGCTACGATCTGGCCGACTACGAGGCCGCCCTAGCACACGTCAAAACGCATCCTGACGTGCGCGCTGCCGTCGAAAAGGTGGCGTTTGCGCAAGCGCGAGCTGGCGCGACAGTGCCCGGCGTGCGGAGCTTCGATGAGAAGGTCGCGGTATGAGCAACGACATCATCGCGCAGATGCCGGCAATTGGCGAACTGGCCGGCTTCTACAAGCTCGACGCGCTGGCGTTCATCGTGACCTTTCGCAAGGTCGCGATGCCGTCACCCCACACCGACGAGGAGTTCGTATCTTGCTGTCTCGTCGCCCGTGAGCATGGGTTGAACCCGCTCACGAAGGAAATCTACTTCATGCGGACGAAGAACAACGGCATTCAGCCGATTGTCTCGGTCGACGGCTGGATGAAGAAGTGCAACGAGCACCCGCAGTTTGATGGAATCGAGTTCATCGACGCTCTGACCGACACGGGCGAGCCGATTTCCTGCACCTGCATCATCTACCGCAAGGATCGCAAGCACCAGATGCGGGTGACGGAGTATTTCGACGAGTGCAGCCGTGCTGGTGGATCTGTCTGGAAGACCTCGCCCAAGCGCATGATGCGCCACCGCGCGCTGACGCAGGCGGCGCGCTATGCGTTCGGCTTTGCCGGTCTCATGGACCGCGACGAGTTCGACCAATGGCAAGGCGAGCCGAAAGACATCACACCGGCCAGGCCGACGCCGCTAGACCTTCCCGACATTCCAGACGAGCCGACCGCCGACGATCAGGCCGCCGTGCTGCGGGATATCGAGAAGGCGTTGCAGAGCAAGCCAGCCGCTAAAGTCGAGAAGGAATACGCCACGGCCATCATGGCGATGGATGAGGACGGGCGCACGAATGCAATCGAGATGATTGAAGAAGCCAAGCGGGAGAAATCGGCGACCGAATGACCTATCACACGACCATAGTTATGTACGCGATCCAGGGCTATGGCGTCGATGACATCGTTGTGCTGATGCGTCGGCGCCGGAAGGAGTTTCCTGCCGTAATATCGCGTGATCAGATCAAGTATTGGGTTTGGAAAGTGCACGGGGAAAAGCATGCTGGACAACATGAACATAAAGCAGCTTCGCGAGTTGAGAGACCGCGTTGATGTAGTCATTGCGAAGAAAGAGGCGGAGGCGCGGATGAAGTTGAGGGAACGCATGGCCGAGCTGGCGGCCGAGGCCGGGTTTGATTTGTCGGAGATCGTCGGCAAGGTGGGCAAGCAGAAGCGAGCGCGTCGGCAGATGCGGGACACGAAAACCAAGATCATCTATTCGGGCTTTGGCAAGTATCCCAAGGGCTTCGATATCAAGCGAGCGGTGCCGCTGTGAGCATTTCTGACCGAGCGCGCGTAAGGCCGGCTGAAATGTGCGCGTCGTGCCCAGCGCGTGCCAAGCCGCGCTCGGTCGAACAACACCGCCGCTACTTCGCGCTGATCAGCGCGGCGTTCCATCACTGGCCGGAAAGTCACAAGCGGCAATTTTCCAGTTCGGAAGAACTTCGCAAATGGTTGCAGATGAAGGCTGGGCATCGCGAAATCGGGGCATCGATACCGCTGACCGGCATCAACAAGGAACGCGCGATGTTGCTTGCGGAGGCGTCAATCAGAGCGGCCGGCAGCTACGCGGTGCCGGTGATTCATGGTGACGTGCTTGTGGTGTTTCGGCCGAAGTCGATTGCGTTCGACAAGCTCGATCACAAAGCAGCGTGCGCGCTGTTTGATGAAGTTGCAGCGGTGATCGAGGCTGAAACCGGCATGCCGGCAAACAATCTACTCAAAGAGACGGCAGGTGCGGCATGAGCAAACAAGACCAAACAATCGACCAAGCGGCAATGGACGCCATTGAGATCGGAAAATTGACCCATGCAGTGCATTCAGATATGCTGAGAGAACTTCGCGCATCGGGCGCACGTCACGGCCTGAAGTCGCACCCGCGCGGGGTAGAAATAGCGCTAATGGCCATGGTTATGACGGCGCAGGGATTGGCCATGAACACAATCGGAGTTCAGGCATTCTGCCGGATGCTGGTCGATGCCGATGAGCATCGGCGCTTATGGGATAACAAACAATGACCCGCCAGAACTTCTCCAAGGCCGTGAAGTTCGCCGCATGGGAGCGCTGCGGCGGACACTGCGAGATCTGCCGTCAGAAGATCATCGACGTGGCCCAATATGATCACATCGTTGCTGACGCGCTCGACGGCGAACCGACACTAGCAAATTGTCAGGTGCTCTGCTCCCGCTGTCATCGCCTCAAGACGAGCAAGACCGACATACCAGCCATTGCCAAGGGCAAGCGGATCGAGACCAAGCGGGCGGGATTGAAACGGAAGGGCCGGCCATTGGCCGGGACCAAAGCCAGCGGATGGCGACATAAGGTCAACGGGGAGTGGGAGAGACGATGAGCATCTTGTCTCGGTACGCACTCAAAATTCGCGTCCGGAAACTTAAAGAAGATCTTTTTGCTTCCGCAGGTTTGACCTCGAAAGACCTGGATAAAGAATATTTACGCTGGATTGGTGAGTGCCGTCGTCTTGGTCACGCGATGGTTGTCACGACTGCACAAGAGGATTTGGCCAGAAAGATCGCTTATCTGGAGCACGTCCAGCGTAGGCTCACAAGCATCTCCGCTTTGCCAGATGATGATCTGGGGGCGGGCACGATCAATGATCCGTTTGCCGGTGATTGCCCTTGGCCTAGGATCACACAAGAGGGCGAGGCATGAGCATCAGACTTGTTTCTCTCGTGTGGGACTACAACAAAGGCGAAGGATTCGCGCGGTTTAGCCCGGAGTTTTTCAAGTCTCACCCGGTCGTCCAGCTCGACGCGCTGAGCGACTGCATTGCCGAGCTTGAGGCCGCTTACAACTCCCTGCTGAGCCTGCCACACGATCAGGCCATCAGGCGCAATGCCGTCAAGGAAGCGCTGGCAAAGGCGCGGGATGAAGAATGATAACATCGGCCTGGCCCACCCGCAAGGAAGCCGCAGCTTATGTCCGGCTCTCCGAGCGCTCCTCAATTAGACAGTTCAGAAGTGGGTGATCGGCTTGTGTGTCGCCTTCTCAGCGGCGTCGATCTTGTCAAGAAATGCGTGCATCAGGTCCAGCAAGTCAAACCTGCAGTCCCCGGCATCCACGAATGTTCTGAACTCTTTGCTCTCCTCTGCCGGATCAACCCCCAGCCGCGCCGCGAGGCGCTTAACCTTCTCGTGGAACGGACCGTTCTCAACAACCGCGAAAGTGAATGATGATGGCTGCATGTTCGTCGCTCCTTTGTTGACACGTTTCAATTATCGTACTTCGCTTTGAGCCGGGCCAACTCCGCCCGCTCGGCTTTCTCAATCTGCGCCTTGCTGGGGCGCTTGGCTCTCGCCTTCAAAACCTTCTCCACCTCGTCAGTAGCAGACCGACGCGATGCGATCTGCGCGCGAGCGTTGCGATAGTTTCCGCACGATGCCGCCTCGTTGGCATCCCAACACCCGTGCGGCGTGCTGTGGCCGCAGAACTGGCAACCCATTTCGATGCTCCTTATATGTTTGCCGGATCGCGCGGCTCATCGTAGCCGCGCATCAGTGCGTTCGCGAACCAGCCGATCATCCAGTCCTCGTCTATTGGCTGGCCGTTGGCGTCTTTGAAGCCGTGTTCGTTCGCGACCTTGCAGAACGCTACCGCCCAATCGCGCGCGTCGAACGATGGATACGGCCAGTCGGGTCGCTCATGGGGAGGTGTGCCCGCGTGCAGCGCCTCGAACTCCGCATGATCGCCGTTTAGGATGTGCATCGGCATTTCAGCCTCCTACTTTGATTTCAGCCGATCGAAGAGAGGCGTCTGCTGGATGCGTACATCCCTGATAACTGCATCAAAAGTGAGTCCTGGCGGGACAGGCGCGTCATCCTCGGAAAGCTGAGCCTCCAGCACGGCCACTTTCGCTCGGAGCTGTCGGATCTCTCGCACAGCAAGCGCACACCACTCGACTGCAGCATCGCGGGTTTCGATCCCATCGAGACGGTCAAGAATGTCTTTGTCCGGGTCCGACATTGCCGAGTGCTCCTATTGTTGCTTCATCTTTTGAATTGTCGCCACCATGAGATCAGCCACAACCTCAAACATCACCTTGACCGCCGTCTCATGGTACTCCATGACCTGCATTTCCTCAATTTTACGGCTTGACAGCCGTCTCTGCATCTCCGCCACTATTTCGTTAGCCGGATTGCGTTCCATAGCCTTCTCCTTAGATCAGTTCAACTATCCGGCACTTCCCGAATCATCACCGCGCCACGCACGCAGCAGGGCGCTGCGCTCATCTGCATATTGCCCATCCCCGTGGGTTGCCGCATCGCAGTAGTCGATGGTCCGGCCGAGCGCGTCACGCAGTTCAACTATACGACGCCCCATAACCTCGCACGCTTGCTGCGCTCGGTTCCGCTCTGCCGTGACGGCGCACGCTTCCCGCTCAAGCTCTGCAATGCGTTGTTCCGGATCTTGACGAGTCCCGAGTGACAGAACGTCATCGGCAGAGACGCTGAGTGGTTCATAGCCTGTGTATTTCATCTGCCTCTCCTCAGATTATTTCACATTTCTGGCCGCATTGGCACGACACCACCTGCGCCACGTCACTAGCAAGCAGTTTCTCTCGGGCGACATGCCGTCACCCTGCTTCACCATGTACCAAACGTCATTGCCCGCGCGCCGCGTAATCAGACGTTCGACGGGCGGGCTCTGTTTGTCGCTTATGACCCAGCCGCCCTTTGTCGGATTCATCGTTTCGTCGTTCAACACGCTCAGCCCCTCATCAAATAGGCGTTTCAGTTGCGCGCCGTTTCGGCGGCATCGACTGCAGCGGCCAGTGGCACTCGCACTTCACATCCTCTGGCTTGCGCGGAAAGGCGCCGTAGGTTTGGTATGCGCTCGGCGTCGCCTTGAAGCGGTAGCACGTCTCGCGCGACGGGCAATATTTGTCAGCGCACATAGATATGTCTGGCACGTCAGTCGCTCCTCAGGTGCCACGTTTCAGCCTACCGGCTGCTACGGCTCGGCCCTTCGCCGTGATGCGGGCGAGAACAGTCCCAGGCTCGGCGCCGTGGTGAAGTTCAATGAAGCCGCGCCGCTCCCAGGCCTTGGCGTTGGACCGCATCATTGGCGGCAGCTTTGCGCCCCCACTTGCGTCGGTGGCATCACGGATTCGCGCCAGTGCTTGCCGCAAAAGGTCAGTCTCAAAGCTCATTCCGCTCTCCTTCGATCAGTTCAGGCCGCTGCGTCGCCAAGCCAGTGATAGTAGCCAATGCTATTGCGCCGGTGCGCTCGGCTCGGATACCGCTCGTTGGCTAGCGTCATCTTCTGAAACTGGAAATCAACGGGCAGGCCGGTGACGTGCCGGAACCATGCGGAGAGCGCGAGGCACGTCAGCATCCACTTGGGTCGGTGCCCGTGTTCGTCCTTTGGAAACTCACGCTCGAAGTCGTCGTCGCGCATGATGCACCGCACGTCAACGTCGCGATAGTCTTTGTGCACGAGGCAGGAACCTACGAGGTACACGCCAAGGCTGTCGTATGACTTCATGACCTCGCTTGCTGCGGCATGTAGGCCGAACAGACTTTGCGGTGGAAGGTAGTCGGCGCGGCGCTTCGCGGGCACCGGCTCCGGCCCCATTGGGATCGCACCGTCGCCGCGTTCGCCACCTGGAAATTCGTTGCCCACGTCCGATCCTCCTCGGTTGACTTCAGATAGCGGGACCGCCCACGATTAGAGCGGTCCCGCCTTGGCGGGCGACCCATGCAGAGACGATCGGGTGCCCCGGTCCTCATCCTGTCGCTGGATGCACTGCACAGCCGCCAAGCTCTACTAGCGTTGACCACGGCGACGGCGGATCGCAGCCCAATGCAAAGCGCGATAAAATTTCTCGTCCGACATCATTGCTGGCTCCTCTACCGTTTCCGACCAAGCACACGCGCGATCATCCAAAATGCAACGAACGCGATAGTGATGATCGGGATCACAGCAAACGGGTCTCTGCGCAGGTATTCGCCCACGTCCTTCTCCTCCGATTGACTGTCAGTCGTCATCGCGTTCGAACTCAGACAGATCGGCTTTCCACTTTGCGATCCGCCCGTCGCCGTCGATCTCCATGATCACGTAATCGCCATATCCATCGCCCTCCGGGCACATCAGAGACGGCACGTAGCCGTCGATCGCCTTCACGACATTGCGGTCGGCGTCGAGCAATTCATAGTCGCCGTCATCGCACACCTTGTAGTGGATGCTTGCTGTCGTTCCCGTCGGCCAGTTCTCGATGATGCCCGTGTCGAGATCGATCGTCGGCCGCCAGTTGCCGCCGCCGAGACTGTCGTTGTCCGCTGCGGTGCCTTCGCGAAGCGGGATGCGCGAGCCGTCCGGGTCTTCCTCGCCGTTGACTGTCGCGTCCTCCCAATAGCGCACTCCGCACCGGGCGCGGATGTACTTCACCGGAACTGACTTCACTTCCTTCAAGCGCAGCGCGTGCATCGTCCTCTCCTATCGTTGACGCGGCCTGCGCCGCTCGAATATCCGCCTCATGGTCGACGGCGATCCTAGCTCTGGCTTGCCGTCCTCGCGCAGCGCGGCGTTGACCGCCTCCGCCGCATCGTCGTCGTTAGTGTACTGGCTGTCGCGCCAGATCGCACCGTAGCGCTTGCGCTGTGCACTCATTTCCGGCGAGGTCCAGCGGCGCACGGGGCTCCGCTCGATCGCCGCTTCGACCCCTGCTCGACCGATCTCGCGCGCACGTCGAGGTGTGAGCCGGCGCCCGCTCGCGATCTGGTCCGCTGCCGCAATAACCGCTGCTGCCAGCGCATCTTTGTCGTCGCTGGTCACGCCGGTCGACGCCTCGACGATGCGGCAGCCGGCAAGCAGCAACCGCGTCAGGGCGCCGGCGAAGTCGGCTGACGGGCGCACGCCTTGCTTGGGCGGATGCGACGCCAGCAGCGCCAGCTTGTCGATCACGGCGGTGTCATTGGGGCGCAGCGAGCGCAGCCACGCATCGCGCTTGTCGGGCAGCGAGCGGTCGGCCTCATAGATCACGGTCGCGCCCAACTTGGTCGCTCGTGCCATCTGCGATGCGGCGGTGTTGCCCGGCATGTCCCGAACGAATGCTCTTAGTGTCAAGCGCGATCCTGTTGGCAGTGTGATAACACAGGTCACTGCGCTTGACAATTCGCAAACGCAGGAATAACGTGCTATACACGATCAAGGATCAAGGGGCCGTTAACGACTGGCCTCGACGTACAGGAGGCCGGTGAGATGAAGACGCTACGAACAGACTTCCAAAACCTCAGGGACGGACAGTCCGTCACTCTGTATCCGAACGCTGCAAACCCGCTGCACAAGAAGCCAGTTCGCGCGACGTACAGTCAGGGCTATTTCTACTGCGATGGGTCGAAGCCCGAGGATGGTCCTGACTACTATTTCCGCGACGTTGGCGCCTACAATGACGGGTTTGAGACAAACTGATCGGAGGCCGCCCGTATTGGTGCTTCGCTTCGGAGCGTGATTGAGCCGGGAAAGTCCCTAGCGCCCATATGTGGCGTGACCGAAGCGGAGCCCCTATGCGGGCGGATTTTAGAAACTGATTGGAGGCCGCTAAGATGAGCAAACCCAAGATTTACTGTTTCAGCAACGTCGTCGGTGGCGGTGAGGGAATTGCCCTTGCTCTGGCAGAGGACGGAACTGTTTTGGGCTCGCACTGGTGTAGTCACGAGGCATTTGTGCCGGGAAATTTGGGCGTCTCGCCTGGATCGAGACCTGATCGTCACGAGACCTACGCGGCTCACTACCCAGACGGCTATGAGATGGAGTTCGTGCGCGCTGCGGAAGTGCTTTCTCACCCTGGTCTTGCGGCGGCGATGAAGCTCAATGCTGAGAAGAAGCCAGAGCCAAAGGGCTCACACCCAAAGATCGAAGTAACGAGCACGGAATAGATTCCATCGGAGGCCGCCCGCATAGGGGCTCCGCTTCGGTCCCGTCAGCGTTGACGGTTAGGGACTTTCCCGGCTCAATCACGCTCCGAAGCGAAGCACCAATGCGGGCGCAACACGAGAAAGGCCGCCTCATGAAGCTCAAGCCACTACAGCAGCGCTGGCTGACAAGCATCGGCAAGTCCGATGGCGGTCGTCTTGCATTCCATGCCAGCCACATGGCGGACCTCAACGCGCTACAGGCGCTACTCGACGCCAAACTGATTAAGATCGTCACGGCATTCGAAAATGACCTTTGGCTTACGGAGATCACCGACGCTGGACGCGAAGCTCTTGCGGCGATTGTCTGAGGAAGGCCCAGATCATGAATGTTCAACTCCCACCCGGAAACATCGAAGTATCAGCCCTAGCGGATCGCATTTGCGAAGCGACGGGCAAGACGCACACAGATATTTTGTTGCCCGCGCTTGCCTGCGTCATGGCGGGCGCACTCTTGAAGATGCCCGGTATCGACCCCGACGAAGCGCTACGCGCGTTTGCCCAGAACGTGCGCGGTGTCTTGTCGCTCAACCCCAACGCACGGTAGGCCCGCATAAGCGAGACAGGCGCCCGGATGGGCAAAACCGTTCGTGACGCACAAGATGCGTCGTGAGGCCGGCCCGTGAGCGACGACAAGCAGCGCGATGAAAAGGGTTGGCCCCTCGCGCCAGCGCCGCAGAGGAGCGACTACGACGCGCAGCGCCGCACCACTATCGCTGCCGCAGAGGGCATCATGCACAGCATGCTAGGCTACCTGCCCGACGAGCCCGGCGATGCTCGCAAGCTGCGCGAGATAATCACGGCGTGGCTGCAACGAGATGCGGTAAAGAACAACAACTGATCGGAGACCGGCTCAGTGAGCCAGCCGGGCCACGACCGCCAAAGTCGTCGCCGCGCTTATGATTGTTATCGTGCCAAACACGGCAGCCCAGAACATCGCGTCTTTCATGGGGTAGCCGCCGCGCGCACGACCCTTGCGATCACCGCCGCCACTGGGTCTGTGAGCGCCCAACCGATTAGCGCGAACAGCCCGAGCCCCATCCACTTGATCGCGTCCCGGATTTGGCGCAGCTCGGCCGTGAACGTCTCCAAAGATTTTAGGCGGACTTCGTGTTCCTTGACGGTCCCCGTCAACCCGTTGTTTCCTGTCAACCCCCACACTGCGATGATCAGCCGGGACACGGGATCTAAGTTTTGCAATGGCGTCTGATAGTGCTGCTGATCGTCCATCCATCATCCCCTCGCGATGATAAAGCCCACGATCACAACAGCGATCACGCCCGCCGATACAATGACTGGGGTATGCTGTCCAATGGTCGGACGGGCGGCTATGGTCAGTATGCCGGCGCCGATCACCAGTGCCGCAATTGAGCACACGATGGCAAACACGGGCGCCTCTGCCATACGAGAGGCCACGGCCGGATTGATCTCGGCGACGAGATAACGGACGTTCCAATAACTTTGCCGCACCGCCCAGACCGCAAGGAACAGGCCAAACAGCAGCGTGATCAGCGGCGACGGCTTTTCCAGTTTGCCTTGCGCGATGGCGCGTGACCGCATGGCCAGCGTGACCGCCAGCACCCAAAGCATCACGCCGACCGCGAACTGAAACGCCTGGTGCACGTCGATGATGGTCATGATTGTTTTGCCTTGCAAATCGCATCATAAGCGCGGTTGTGCCCGACGATCTGGCGCCGCGTCGGCTCAGTGTCCTGCTTGCTCATGCTGATTGGTCGGAAGCTGTCGCAGCTCGAATCCGCGATGCCGGTTCCTGATCCGGAGCAACCTGTGAGCAATGTCATCATGACAAGTATCGGCCAGCAGCGCATGTGCTATGTTCCTCACATGGAACGCATTTCACAAGAACGCTTGCGACTTCTTCTCACGTATGATCGTGAGAGTGGACACTTCCACCGCAAAACACGATATGGGTCGAAGCGAGCTGGGACAGTCGCACACGGATACCGATACATTTACGTCGACGGCAGGCGATACGCAGAACATCAACTTGCTTGGCTTTACGTGTTCGGGTTGTGGGTGACAGAACTCGACCACATCAACAGGCAAAAGGACGACAACCGTATTGCCAATCTGCGACCAGCGACACGGTCGCAGAACGCAGCAAATACGCCGGCACGCGGAACTTTGAATGTCAAAGGCGTGTCATGGTGCAACAAGAACCGCAGGTTCAGAGCCACCATGCGTGCCAACGGGGAGTACTTTCATCTTGGGTATTTTGAGACGATCGCGGAAGCCAAAGCTGCATATCAGACCGCCGCCGTAGCTACCTTTGGCGACTTTGCATCTGACTAGCAATCACGACAGCGCTTGTCGAACACCCGGCCAGAAGGCAGCCTGTCAGCGTCACTGCGAGCGCTATTGGCCTTGCGCGCATTGGTCTTGCTCCGCTCTTCGACGGCCGCGCGTTCCTGCATCCGGCCCTTGTTGATCCGTGAATTGTCCCACGCAAACCAACCGACGACGAGCCCGAGCCCAATCGCAATGCGAACGCCGAACCGGGCGATAATGTCTGTGAGAACGGCGCCGATCATCTTGAGAACTCCGCGCGCTGTGTTATCTTGCGTGCGTCGAAGCCCATCGAGTGCTGATCAGCGAAAGGGATGTGACTCGCCTGTTTCATCGGGGCCCCTAGCCGAAAGGCGGGGGCCTCTTCATTCCTGATCATCCCGCCTTGCCCTCCTGCCTGGCTTTCACCCGGCGTGAAATCACGACGCCAACGCACATTACCAGCAGCCCCATGCTGACCGCCTTCATGTTGGCGCCGACGCTGGCCAGCAGCCCTTGGGCCGGGCCAAGCTCGGTCAATGCCGCGCCGGCTTGCACGAGCGTCGAGAACGCCTGCTCGAAATACATGCCGATGCCAGCGAAGGCCGCCCCGATTGAGCCCCAAATCGTGCCCGATGTTTTGAGCGGACCAGCGGGAGCCAGAGCCGGCGAAGGAGCAACCGGCTCTGGCTCTGGCGCTGCTGCCGTCGCGGGGGCAACGGTGGCGCCAGCCGGATACTGTTTCCAGGGCAGTTGATAATGCGGCATGTCGACGAACGACTTCCAGTCGCCACCCCACTCGATGAGAACACCAAGCTCGGTCGCTGCCTGCTTCATCTTCGCGGCAATCGCCCTCAAATCGTCTTCATCCCATGATACATCCTTGGGGCCATGAGACGCGCACAAATCCACCGCATGCCCCGTCAGATGCCGAGAACGCATGGTCTTGCTTTTGCCCGCCCGCACCAGCTCCCGTTGTTTCGCGGTGGAACGCAGGCCATCCGTGACGATGAAGTCCCTCCCGTCCGCCTCGCACAAAGCGTGCGCGCGAACGACGACCTTGACGAGATCGGGATGGATGCCTTGGAGAGCCTTTTGAGATCGCGCCGATAGCGTCATGCAACATGCCTTCCCGCAACATCATGATAATGAGCCATCGGGCTCAACCCATGCGATTTCGGATCGGAGATGAGAGCGTTAAGCCGTACCGTTACGGCCGCCATTTCCTCTCGGCATGCCAAAATATCAGCATTAAGCCGGTTGATCGTATCGGCAGCCGTTGCCGCGAATTGTTCCAATGCTTCAAGCCGAGCAATGATTTCTGGCGGAACGTCCTTGACTTCGCGGGTGTGATGTTCTCGGATAATTTCATGGCGTTCGGCGACCTGCGACCGCCAATCCAAAAACCTGCCATCTAATTCCACGTTACTGCCTCGTAAGCCGCCACAGCAGCCGCGCTATTCGATGCAGATGCGACCGCCTGCTTGCCAGCAATGCGGCGTTGTTCAATGACACGGGCAACTTGCGCGAATGCTGCGAACCGGGCTAGCACTAGCTGCGATACGTCCCACAATGTCGGCGCCTCGAGACCGACGGACGCATCCAAAAGCGGAAATGTTGCCGCCCGCTCTGTCGCGCTCATCGCATTTGCCGCGTCTTGCGTCATGCGGTTGACGGCAGTTGCCTGCGCAAACTTCTCCTGATACGTCAACGCCATGCCAGCACCCGGCGTGATGTATGTGAGGCGCACGCGCTCCGCATCGGCATCCAGCTTATCTTTTAGCGCGCGCTTGATTTCATCAAGCGGCTTATCGGCGCACGTATAATCTGCGATTTCAGCATCGCGTGGGCCGTCGTCGGTCTGTACCGTTTCCGTCCGCCATGATCGCGTCACCACTTGCAACAGCGGATTGTGAGCCGGAGCCCCATTATCAATTTTCATCATGGTTTCACCACGTTGATAGCGCCGCGCGCTTCCATGTGTTTGTTGCCGTGCACACGTATATGTAATCGCTGTCCCATGCAATCTCGCCTTGCGACCCTGTTGCGCTTGCCGATGCCGGTGTCTGCGACGTTCGGATTCGAATGGAATCGTCATTCACATCAACAATGTGCGCAGGCGCGTTCGTGGCAAAGCCGTGATATCCCGCGTTTGTAATGCGCGATCGCTCAGTTGATGCAGTTGCACCATCTGGCGTTGTTGCAAATATAATGTTTCCTGGCATGTCGTTGGTGCCAGGCGTTCCGTCGCACCTAAACGTGATCGTGGCGGCTTGAATATATCCAGTTCCGTCCGCGCCCCGAACACTGATCTGGCCTAAAATATCATTGTTTTGAACAATGGTGTTCGTTGCGACGGCAGCTCCCCGCGATTTGATGAATTGCTGCGCCGGCCCCGTGGCATCATTTGACCATCGCCACGCGCTGCTGCCGGCCTTTCCGTCTGTGCCGTGAGTTTGTATGCCGGCTGCAATCGTCAAGACATGCGCAAGGGCTGCAGAATGCCCTTTGATCACATACCCCGCATCCGGGAGAAATATAGACCCGTCATCGTCCATCGTCGCGGAGGAACCCTGCAGCTTTCTCGTATCTGTCCCGTCCGTTCGAACAATACGATTGTCACTCGATCCAAGACCCGACGTGTATGTGCTCTCGTTGATCGCTGTCTCTATATCGTCAACCAAAGCGTTGAAGTCAGTTTCGTCAATGACTGTGCCCTCAACGGCAGGCGCTACGCTTGATGATGGTGTCGTGTACGTTCCAGAGCTTCGCGGCATGGTGGCGCCTCAAAGTTTGATGATGAATGTGCCCAGAAACGCGGGCGGCATGTTTGAGTGTGCGCTCGTCGAGCCAGTAGAACCCGACGTATTGTTAGACGGCGTTCCGGACGTGGCGCTAAACGTGTGATCGTGATTGGCGCTGGTCGTGCCGGTCGATCCGCTGATCGTGTGAACGTGAGCACCGTTAGATCCTGTGTTTGTAGTTGTCCCTCCGGCAACAGCCGAATTGCCGCCCGTTCCTGCGGCAACACTGCCAGACGGGGCGCTTTCAGTATGCGTGTGAGCCCCAGAACTATCAGCGGCCAGCGTTCCGGCGCCGTGCGTATGGTCGGCACTTTGCGTGCCCGTCGTGCCGCTGACGCTGTGTGTGTGACTTGACAGATCATGAGTGTGCGCCGGCATCTCAGAGGATGACAGCGTGACAGTCTCGGTGCCCCCGCTTGTGCCGTTAGTCGTCGGTGTTGTTAAAACCGTGCCGATACGAGCGGCCGGCGTATTGCCCATGTCGTCGAGGCCGAACCAAGACCGACCGCGAAGGTCCGGCAGGGTAATAGTCTTGTTCGCCGCATAGTCCAGCGCCGCCGTCGATCCCCGGCCAGACGACACCGCGCAAACCGAATCGCTGTAACTGTTCCATAGCAGCTCATAAAGCGTCTGCGTGTCGGCGTTGGCGCGTTCGGTGGCGCTGGAAGCCGCGTTACCGATTGTGCGGCCGTTAGCCCGCACCCATCCCGACGGCGCCGTCGTGGCGATGTATGGCGCGATCATACCGGCAGGAATGAACGACGTGCCTTTAGACGAGAACTCGCCGACTTCGGCCCCGCCGACAGCTACGCCGATGGTGTCGGCACTCTTGCGATAAAAGCCAGTGTCCGTGTCCGACCCAAACGTCAGTCCAGGCGCCGCAGCCGTGCCGGACGCCGCCTTGAACTGTCCCGTCATCGCCGCTTGGCCATCGCGCGGCAGACTATTGGATAACTCCGATCCGACGTCGGTAAAGTTGGCGTTGACGCTCGACGACGATATAGTCGATCCAGACGTGAACGACGTCGGTACCGCGTAGGTACCAGAGCCATTGCGAGGCATGAGCGGGGGTCCGAGATGAAAACGCTTGCACTAATCCTGGCGCTGTCCGGATCGTCGGCGCAGCTGCCAGTTACCAAGGTCAACATGATGTGTGGGATACCGCCGATCCCGCCGATAGGGTGCAGGGTCGGCCCGTGTCAGTGCAACCAGTTCGGGCAGAATTGTCAGTTTGTGATGGTCTGCCGCTAGAACGATTGCGCTGGCGTAGCGTTGCCCATGAGCGGGGCCGCGCCTTGAACGATGCGCCGCACGAGAGCGTCACGCCGCGCCGGTTCCTTTGCGGCGCGGCCGATCTCAGCCATCAAACGCATTTGCATATGCTGCGGCGTTTGAGCCATCAGACGTTCAATGATCTTGTCGGCAACCTGCGGCGTTAGGCCCGAGAACGCTTGCGTCTGCCGGCTGAGCCACTGCAAAGCCGGAGTTAGCTTGCCAGACGTTGCGTTGGCCACGGCCACGACGCCTTGCAAAGGCTGGCCCGCTTCTTGCCCCTGCGCCAGCTGTCGTGCCGTCGTCGAATTACCCTGGACTGCCTTGCGCGTATCGGCCATCCGCGCCTCCAAGATCAGCCTTTTTTGCAAATCGCGTCGGGCCGCTTGATCAGGATAAAGAACGGCGAGCTTCATCTGTATTTCTGCCGAGGAAAACAGCGAATCCGTGCGGTCCCGCATCACGTTGCCTTTTTCAATCTGGTCGAACAGCGACCGCGCAGCGCCCATGCGATACATGCGCCGCTCGGGCTCGGTCATGCCTTGCAGCGCGGCTCGCAGGTCAAGGCGAGATGCCGTATTGAACTCTTCGGCACCGCGTTCCAATGCCGTGCGTAACCCCGCTTCGTCACCGTACTTGTAGAGCGCTGATCGGTAGCTTCCGTTACGCTGGCCGATCAGATCGACAAACTCCTTTTTTAGCTGCACCAGGCCGCGCAAGTCCCAGTTTGCCTTGCTGTCGAGGTTCCCGCGCTTGAGGCCGCCGATCTCGCTGTCGATCTGCATTTTGACGCGGTGCATGATCTCCCACGGCCTCATCTCCATGAGGTTCTGCCCGGTCATGCCTTCGTAGTTCTCTGCCGTCTTTTCCACCAACCGCCGCATGAACGGCCGTTCCGACAGAAACCGCGCCAGCGGATCGTTGGCCGTGACATTCCAGGGCCGCGAGAACGCACGTTCAAATTCGGTCTTGCCGACCTCGCTCACGCGCTTGGTGATTTCCTCCATCGCGCCGGTAAAAGCGTTGCCGTCCGCTAGTGTATCTGCTACATCGTTCTCAATGCGGGACCACTGCCACGCCTGACGGCGATCAAGTGACGCCTGCAGGCGTTGCCCGCTACGGCTGGGCATGTTGGAAGCGGCACGGAGTAGATCACGTGTATTCTGCCCACCCACGTCTGCCAGCATCGCATCGGGCTTGGTTTGTCGCGCTCTGGCAAGACGGTCCTGGGCCATTTCTACGGCGCGCGATGGCGCCAATTCTGGCGCGTCTCTGGCTAGGGCTTCGATCACTTTCGACTCTGCTACGGACGACGGATTGGCGAACGCGCGCACGGCGTTTGAAACGGGTTTCAGCGCGGCGCTGGCCAGGTCTACGGCAGCAGGTGCTACAGCGCCGACAGCAGCACCGCCTACTACTCCAGGGATTGCAGCTATAGCGCGATTGCCCGCCTGATCGATGATAGAGCCTTCACCGCCCTGCGCCGTTCCGAACCCATACACTCCACCCAGCGCCGCGCCGGTCTTGGCCGATTGCATTGACCGTTGCGCCAGTGTGGCGCCGCGCGCTGCTGTTCCGAGCGCTCCCAACGGCAGCGCCATGCCGCCGACAAGCTCACCACCGATGAACGGTATCGGATTGCTTTGCCGCGCACGCTCGTTGGCGGCCCGAACATCGCCAAGCTCTCGGTTGTAGGTGTCGGAAAACGAGCCGCCCTTGAGCGCATCGTAAGCACCGACGGCACCTGCATAGATTTCATCGCCAAAGCCAAATGTGGCGCCCTGGATCGCGCCGCGCCCTGCGGCCTCCAGCGTGCTCACGGGTGGCGCCTTCGGCTGTGCACGCGCCTCCGATCCGTCCCCGCCAGTGGCGCGAAGCATCACGCGGCGTATGGTTTCGTCGTCGGTGCCGTCCGGAAAGTCGACAGACAGCTGCCCCGACTTGACGGTGATCGTCATCGGCCGATGCCTTCAATCGTGGTGCGAGCTCGAGTTCGATCAGATTGGCCCTGTGGCACGAGCTGCCCCGACGCCGGATCAAACACGTAGGAACCGGGCGCCACCGGCTGGCGAGCCGCAGCATTGGGCGCGGCGCCGGGCTGTTGCAGTTGCGGGCCGCGATTGGCACTGCCCTGTGCCCGCGTCAACCCCGCCCGAACAACCCCTTCCAAATCCGCAAGCGCTTGCTCAAAGTCCTGCGGGCTCTGCGCACGGTCGAGACGAGCCAACGCTTGAGTGGCCTTCGCACCTTCCGCCTCTGTAATGGCGCCGCCGCCGCGCAAGCTGTTGAACGCCTCAAGGAACGTCTGCCCTTTGGCCTGCTCAACTAGGTTGATAAACCCGCGCTGCTGCGTGCCTGGAATGCCAGGCACGATGGCGGCAGCGCCAAGCGCATACGGCTTGCCAGGATGGCTCCGTATCTGCTCGATTGTCTGCAGCGTCCGCGATGCGTTGTCGACGACACGAGGCAGATCTGCCGCCGCCTTGCCTTGTGCCTCGCCCTGCTCCCTGAGCGATGCTGCCTCTGCCACGTTCTTTGGCAACCGCGCGATTGGCTGCCTGGTGATCGGATCAAGCAGGATAGTCTCGGTCCCGGCATCCACCTTGATCGGCTGGCGCGATATGGTCACGCCGTCGGGCATCTTGGATTGCACCATGGCGCCATCCGACCGGGGCTGCATCACCACCGGGTTGCCGTCCTTGTCCGTGCCGTAGACGGGTTGCAGAGACGTGCGCACGTCGTTATTGTTCGGCAGCGTGCCCATGAGCACAAACTGGCGATATTCTGACGTGCCCGGTTGTATGCCGTACTGCTGCGCCATCTGAGCCCTGGCTTCAGGCGTCTGCATTTTCAGTTGAGACAGCTGCGCATCAGCCATGCGTGCCGCCCTGGCCTCCTGCGCCTGCGCCAATTGCAGCTGCGCCTTACGGTGCGCATCAGCCGCGCCCGCCTGCTGTCTGGCCTGCATCATCTGGCCAAGCTGCATACCCTGCTGCCCAATCCATGGATTGTTGACGCCAGATGCCGCCACCTTCATCGGATCATTGCCGACCATGGCCGCCGCTAGCGCGTTCCGCGCGCTTTCACGTCCGGCCTGCTCGCCTTGAGATGCCTGGCTTGAATACATCGAGCCGACGCCGCCTTGCAGCACACGCGCCAGCGCTTGAGTCCAATGCCCAACAGGAGATGCATCGGTTGCCAGCTGGCCCATGCGGGCGCCCTGCCGACGAAACTGCTCGACGTCGTCGGGGCTCATGATGTATCCGGCCATAGTCAGTTCCTTGTAACGGTCGTGCCGTTATTCCAGTTTTGCAATCCGACGTTTCCAAGCCCGCCCATGAATCGGTTGGCGAGCGACCCACCGAACGACAAGCCCCCACCCATCGGCAGACCTAGCAGCGTGCCGCCGATAGCACCTAGCCCGCCGAGCATGGCGTTACGCTGCTGCATTTCAGCGTTATAGTTATTCATCTGCTGCTGGTACTGCTGGCCATAAAGGTTGGTAAGATCGACGTTTCCAACATTGACGCTGGCATAAGGCGATGCGCCAGTTTGCAAGATTGGATCAACCATGCCAGATCTTCCCTGCGAGGCCAGCTGCGAAGCACGTTGCAGGCCGAACCCTGACCCAGACAAGTCCTGCCCAAACAGCTGCTGCGCCGCGTTCTGGCCCGTGCCGAATAGTCCGGCCGCTTCACTGTAACCCTGCTGCCGTCCCGCCAAGTCCTGTCCGAACATTTGCCCTTGCAGCCGCGTCGTCAGATCGTTACGGGCCTCGTTCTGCTGCAAGCCAAGGTCGTTCATTTGCGAGCGATAAGCCTCCGACGTCGGATCGAGCCCCTGGTTGCGAAGGCGGTTTTCCATGGCCGCGCGGGCGCGTTCCATGCGCGGTTCGATGTTGGCCGATGCTGTCTGATACGCGCGATCAAACGCGGCGCCGCTGTTGAGATTCGCTGGCTGCGCAAATCCGTGCAGGCGACCCGCGCCGGCTTGCGTCAGGCCATAGGGATCAGTTTCGACACGGTTTACGCGGTCCTGTGTCTGCTGCAAAGCGCCAAGCCCCCCCTGGTAGGCGTTGAAGGCTGTCCCTTTGATCTGGTCGCGATAGTCGAGTTCGCCCTGATCTAGTTGTGTCGCCTGCTCAAAGATCGGATTACCCTGCGCATCGGTGCCGCTCTGCCGATACGATATCGAGCCGAATGGGCCCGTCTGATTGATGCGGTTGAACGCCGCCTGCTGATAGGCGCTGTTCGTATTCTGCGCACGTTGTTCGCCAGCGATCTTGCCCACGTCCATCGGGGCTGGCGGCTTCGGTGATTTGAATATGCTGCTCATGGCGCTTGATCCATCTGCATTCGTGAGGACGCATAAAGAACACTAGCGCGTCATCGCCGGGGCCATAGTAATCGCGGTCAACACCCTGGAACTTGAACCCGTGCTTAGGTGCCGCGCGCTTTATCGCTTTGTTGGTCTTGGATGTGCGGACCTCGAGACGCCACACAGCGTAGTCATTGAACACGCGGCGGAACATCTCGCACGTCGTATCTTTGGAACGCTGACCGAACACGTGCAGCTCTGCCGTGCTGTCGCATTTCCAAGTCACGACAAACGCGCCACGCAGCACGCCGGCCTTATCGAGCACGCCCCATATCACGTTGGGCGTTTGCAGGATGAATGCGCCATACCTGTCGGCCAGCCAGTCGGACACGACGTCGGCGTGACCGTCGAGCAAGCGCATTAGTCGCCGTCGCCGCCATACATCTGATTGAGACGCAACATGCGAAGATATGGGTTGTCGGCATCAGACACCGGCCCTGCGGGCATGCCAGTTTGCTGCCACATGCGTTGTGCATCAGCGGCCTTGCCAGCCTTATTCAGATGGTCAAGCGACAGCGGTAACGTCGTTGCAACTATGCCGCGCGCCAGCCATGCCGAAATTGGATCATTATCCATCAAGGCTGGCAAGGCCGCCATGCCTGCCGTCGCGCCATAGACACCTGATCCGATGTTGTGGCCTATGCGCTTTCTCTGAAAATAATCCGGCAAGGGGTCTTCACCGCGCAACAACTGCGCTGCAAGCCTGCTTCGCACATCATCCGCCATTAAGCCCTCCTATATGAAGCCGCCAGCTGCCGCTAGCGCGACAAACCCATTGATCTTCATGGTCTGCGTCTCGCCACCCTGCGAACCCCACAGATCGACGCCCCACTTCGACACGCCCCACAACGAGCCGCCCGACACCGCACCCGTCTGCGCTTGGAACTTGATTGACGCATAAGCGCCGATAGCGATGGTGTTAGTCCAGTCGTTCACCTCTACGTCATCTCCGGCCCAAACATCGATATCCCACCGCGCCGAATCCCATCGGGCAGTCGTCGTTGACGTGACCGCAGTCAACGTTGATAAAGTGGACGTTTCCTGAAAGTCCACCGACACGCCGATAGCCGGACGAAGGGACCCAGACGTTAACAAAAGCGGCCGGATCATTGAGAAGTATTTGACCGAACCGGGCGAGCCGAACGCCGAATAGGCAGTTTGGCCGACTGCCGTTATCGGCGTGTCTACATCGGCAGAACCTACATCTGCTTGATAGACAGTTCCGTCTTGCCCGCCATAATAAAGATTGTCCGCATAGACGACCCATGAATTCGCATTCATGCCGTCAAACTCACACCACGCCCCTGTGAGCGTGTTCATGACGTACTGGACTGCCGTCGCGTTCTCACTGGTCGGGATGTTGATGATCAGCTGCGTGCCCTTGGGATAGACGCACGCCTCCCATCCCCAATTGCTCGCATAGGACTGCGCCGCCACCGTCATTGCGGCCGAGATGCGATTGGAGATTGCAACGCGGCTGACCTGGCTCTGATCGACCGAAAGCAGCTGCGACAGCGGGTAGACGCCTTCAACGGTGATCAGCAGCAGATCGCCGCCAAACTTTGTAAAGCAGCGCCGCCCAATCGGTGCGGGGCAATCAAACACGCCGACAAGCGCCCATGTGTCGGCCGCTGCAGGATCGGTGCCCTGGTACACGGCGACCTGCCCCCGACTTGAAACAAACACCGCGTAATCATCGGCACCCGAGCCACCGTCGCGCGTCCAGGTTCCCATGGCCATGAGGTAGCCGCCGCGCGTAAACAGCGAGCCAAGCTCAAACGACGTTGCGGCACCCGCGATGGCCTCAGTGGCAAGGTAGTATGCCTTCGTCGAATCCTTGACGACAAACCAAAGGCGCTTTTTGTGGGCATTGACACCGATGATGTCAGTTGCCGTGACGCCGGTCAAAGACGGCGCCGCCCAAGTCGTTCCGTTGTAGTGAACTGCGGCATCCGTGCCGTTGCAGCACCACAGATAGGTGCCGCCGCTGGTCGTCATCATCGTCCATTGCCAGCGGTTGCTGGAATAACCAGGCGATGATGGGACCGCCTTGGCCCGCGACGTGACGTCCCAAATCGCACCACCACCGGCCGCGAACATCTTTGACGACGCCGGCCCGTGCCACGTCATCAGTGTTTCGACGTCGGGCTCGGTCAGCTTCCAAACGTAGATCGTGCCCGAGCCGGCCGACGTTATGTCAACGGCAGAGCCGCCCGACGTCGTCGCCAGTTTGAATGTATTGGTCGCGCTGCTGACAATGTAATATGTGCGGTTGTCCGACAACCCGGCCGGGATTGTCGTTGTCGCATAGACCTTGACCTCGTCACCATCGGAGAACCCGTGGCTATTGGACGTCAGGGTTTCTGTTCCGGTATCAATGGACGAAACGGTCTTAGGAGACGCACCAATATCCCATGAATGATAGCGTGAACCCCGCCGAACCTCGATATAGCCGGGCTGCGGAAACCAGTTCTTGAGTTGCACTGCCCGCGCCGGACTCATCGTCGCCAGCGCCGTTGACGCATCCCATCCCTCAACTGGTGCCGGGATCGTTGTCGGCCTGACAACCTTGGCGCGGCGCCGGTTGATTGCTTGAGGGGCGCGGTCGAGCAGCATCACAGCGGCCAGTTTCCGTCTGGCACCTGCGGCGCGCGGGGAACGCGCGTATCCGCCCTAGCACCCATGTACAGTGTTCTGGCGCCACCGTCGCGGCCGAGCAGTTGAGCCACATGCCGCTCGTATGCCGCGAACGCCTCCCCATAGTCCTGGCCACGGCTGCGCAGATAGCGCCACACAACGCCCAGCGTCATAGCCTCTTCATCAAGAAATGCTTGATCCGAATCCGCTGCAAACGCTGCCGCCGTTGACGCCGTGTCTGCACTTGTGCCGGCCCAGTATTTCGACACGTACTCAAACGCCATCGTCTCATTGGCCGTTGGCGTTGGCAGAATCAGGATTGAATTACCCCTGATCCTAAACGCTTCATACACTAGCGACGTGAGGCGCCCTTTATAGTCGGCATATTCTTGCGCCGTAAGGGGACCAGTGACGATGCGCTTTTGTGTGCGGTTGTAGAACGTGCCAGGGATCATGCGGTCGTAATCCGCAGGCAGCGCGTTGGTTTGCGTCTCGGCTGCGGTCGTGAGAAACGTCGTTTCTTTGGTTATCGTCTGCCACGACCCACGGCGCGCCAGCTCCTTGCCCTCTTGCTGGGCCAACGCCAGCAGATTGCGTACCTGATGATCAGCCGAGCCCGTGACGGCCGACGGGCGCACAATCCCGATTCGATCCGATGCGTCTTGGATGATCGTCAACAGGCTCATAGATTACACCGCCTCTGCTTGGGGCTCATCGCTGCCCGCCTTGCGCCGACCGCGCTTCTGACGAAGCTCTTCTTGCATTTCGAGCACGATGCGGCGCATCTCCTCCTGCTCATCTTTGAGGGCTTGATTTTCGCGCGCCATCGTCGCCATTTCGTCGGCAATCTTGGCCTTGTCCGACGATTTCAGGAACAGCGCGGCCATATCCTTCAAGGCGCGCATGTTGGGTAGCGGCACTCGGGTAATGACGGATTCGGTTGCGTCCGCCAACTCCTCTACAGTGCGAATGCCGGCCATCTTCAAGCCTTCGGCTTGCTCTTGCGAAATTCCAGCCCATGCCGCTAGCGGCGTGCCGTTCACCGGCAAATCCTGGCCTGCCTTCCAGGCTTCATAAGCCGGCTTGATCGCGTTCCATCGATCCAAAGCCATGCGAGCAGCGGGATTGTCTGCCGCCGCTTCCGGCATGACGCGCGACAAACGATTGATCGGATCGCAGGTAGATGCACGCTGCGCCATGCCGACTGCGCAATATTCGGCCCAATCGACGCCCACCATCTGGCCGTCGCGCATTTTGTACTCAGTCCAAAACTTGATGATCCGAACGGATGTCATTGCATACCTCTAGCGATGTGGAGGGGGCGAAATGCCCCCTCCGAGATGATCAGAACGGGAAATCGCACATCACAATTTTTGCGGATGCGTCGATAGCCGCCGCGCAGATGTGATCCGTTGATGCCGTCGACACATCAAGCGTACCATCGGTCGCTCCGGTTGGTGTGAGCTGGGCACCGTCGCCGCCAGCCGTCAATGCAATCGACAGCGTGGCAGCCCCCTTGATTTGAATCCAGCCGTATTCACCGTCGCCCGGCGCTGCTTGAAGGACGCCAGCCCCCACGCCTGCACTGTCCGACAGATCGGACGTCACAACCGTAGTTGCGCCAGCCGACGTTCCGCCCGGCGCATAATAGTACGCCACCTGTCCTGCGACGGCAGCAACGCCGCCAGCGCCCGTGTCGTACTGTACGAACTTGTAGATCTTTCCGCCCGACGCGGTGAAAAGATCGCCGACAGCAGGAGTGCCGCCAGCAGCCAACTGCGCTGAAGTCCAAGTGCCCGTAAGGAGGGCGCCTGCTGCGATGGTCATGTTTGATCTCCTGATTAGGCGAGGTCGTGGATACGGCCCTGCAGGGACCGATTCGAGCAGCACAGCTGACCCATCCAATAGATGGGCACAACAACGGCATCCTGATTTACAGGCACCTTCTCATCATCCTCGGTCCAGCGCGCGTCCGGGTGCTCCATGAGATAGAGATGCTTGGTATTCAGGAAGTAGACCAATTCGTCCGTGGTGCCAAAATTGGTGTTGTCGTCGAAAATGATCGACGCCGACTTGTACTTTAGACTTTCAAACCCGAGCGAACCGAGCTTGGCGTCGCCATAGCGCTGGTTATCCTGCAGTCCGCTCTCGTAGATCGCGAACAGGTCGTGAGTTGACACCAGCAGATCAGGCTTGTCCTGGCCGCGCGTCTGGGCCATCCATTGAGCGTTCATGGCCGCCTTGAGGTTGGCGAACGTTACCGTGGTTCCGCCGCCGGCCGCGATCTCGTTGAACTTGTTTTTCCAGAACGTGTAGGTCGACGAGTTGATGCCGCCTACCGTGCCGGTGCCGGCCGCCTGAATGATATGCTTGAGGCCGCCGATCTGATTGGTCAAAGCGCCGTCCGAGTAGAGGTCGATGCTCATGTTGTTGGCGGCGGTCGCAAAAGCAACTTCAGTGCGCGCCTTGACCAGATTGATCAAGCGCTCCTCGCCGTTGTTCATGCGGAGCTCCCGGCCGGAAGCCGTCACATGCAGCGCCACCTGTTGCCAGTCGTATTTCGCCGCCGACAGGACGTCAGACGCCGCGATATTCATCGTGTCGTAGCCTGAATAGCGCTGATAGGTGGCGTTTTCCGCGTGGCTCAGCGGGAGGGTGATCTCGTAACCTCCGCTGGCGTCGGTCTTGATGTTGCCGCGCTCTTTGAGAAGCGTCAAAAGCGCGTTGTTCTTGGTCACGTTATCGACCACCTTGCGCTTGTGCTTGCGCATCGTGGTCGTGACCATTTCGGTGAAGGTCGAGTTTGGAGAGGCCATGGCCTATGATCCTTATCGATTGTTTTTGCGCCACACGGCGCGAAGATCGGCGTCCAAATCCTCGCCGTCAGCGGCGGGTTTCGGAGCACCACGGGCATTGACGCTGGCTGCGTTCTGCGCTTGGCGAGCGGCTTTATGTGCCGCCTCCGCTTGCGCCTTGCGGTCGGCCTCAAGTCGGGCGGCTCTCAATTTCTCGTTGGACCAGACCACAGTTTCCCAGGCTTTCTGGATGAGGTCTTTAGGTGCGAGATCGGGAGCGGCGCGACGGGCAGCGGCTATCTGAGCCTCCAATTCCGCCTCGTAGCCTTTGACATCAGGAACGCGAGACAAAAACTCGTCAACAACGGATAGAACCTGCGTGCGCTCGTTTTCCTGCGCTTGGCGCTGTCGGTTTTGCTCGGTGCGCTGCTGCTGTTCGATGTGCGCGCGAAGCTGCTGCACTTCCTGCTGAAGCGTAGCGATTTGAGGATCGACCTGCGCTGGCGCCGCAAACGGGTCCGCCAGCGCAAACAAATCGACCTTGTATGCTTTGGCCAATTCTTGGATGACACCGGCCGCGTTGCCGTTGTCGAGTTGGTGCGAGATACTGATAACTCGATCAAGATACTGGTCGAGCGGCTGACCCACTTTGCCAAGATAGTCTGCGTGCTTGGATAGCGTTTCGCGGATCGGCGAATATTCGGCCGTCAAACGACCGGCAGCGGTTCGGACTTCCTGCGCCTCGGCTTCGCGCTCGGCAACGATCTTCTGCACTTCGGGCGGCAGCGCCGCGAACTTGTCTTTAAGATCGCCTTGCCAGGTGCGCGGCGGCTCGATGGCCGGCACAATCGGCTTAGTCTCTTCTGGCGCTTTCGCCTCGATCTGCTCTGGGGCTTCCTCGACGGACTTGCCGTCCTTGCCGACAAACTTGCCGGATTCGTCCCGTGCACGGTTGGCGTTACGGTAAACGCTGCGCAGCTCATCGTCCCAGGCTTGGTCGCTATCAACCTCAGGCGTTTCGCGATGCACCGTTTCGGCCGGCGCTGGTGCCGGCGCATCCGCAACGGGAGCCGCAGGCGCCTCTGCAAACTCGGTTGACGCTTCAAGAGACATGCAAACGCTCCTTCAATCTTTTCTTTTCAGCCGCAACCTTGCGCGCCGCCTTTTCCTTCGCTTCATCCCCGAACGGGAGCCTATGCTTGGCGGCAAAACGCGGATTGCTTAGCGCGCGTTGGCGCTTGGGCGGATCGACCTCATAGCAGTCGTGCCGCTTCAAATCTTCGCGACGATGCGAACGCGACGTGATCGGCAGCCCCGTCACTGGCGACATATATTCATTGATGTCGGAACAGACGTAAGGCTTGCAGATCGCGTTCTCGTCTTTGACCTGCATCGGCTCTCGCGTTTTCTTGTCAACGAAAAGCTCTCGACTGCGGTCCCAAACGTAGGTCGGCATTATTCGGCGGCCCCCGGTTGTGCTTGCGCTTCGGCTTTGCGACGGCGCGCGTCGATGTCGATTTCAGACATCTGCTGGCGCGTCTGCATGTCAAACACCTTTGCCTCTCGATCCATGGCCATCGCCTCCCGCTTCAAGCCGATCTCCATTTCAGCCTTCTGGATTTCGAGGGATGCGAGCTGCTGCTTGGTCTGCAACTCAAGTTGCATCATCTGCGCCTTGAGTTGGGCCATGCTCATATCGATCTCCGCTTTCTGCTGCGCCATCGCCATGTCAGCTTGCGCCTGCTGGCCTTTCATCTGCATCTCAGCTTGCATGCGCTGAAGCTCGGCCTGTGCCTTCTGTTCCTCCGGGCTAGGCTGCGGTTCGGCCGGCTGCTGTGCGGCCTGTACCAGTTTTTCCAGCGCATCTTCGGCAGACTTGCCAAGTTTGAAGTGCCGCGCGAACGCCGCATATATCTCGACGACCGCGCCAGTGGCGCCGGGCGCCATCTGCAAAACTGACGCCATGGACTGCGCGTATTGAGCCGTGCCCTGTAGGAACTGCGTCATCTGCTCTTGGCTGCGGGCCACGTCGGCTCGTATCGTGCTGTCTGATTCGATATCGATCCTGTAAGACCGCATCATCTGATTGCGCAACAATCCAATCACTTCCTCATTGACCTCGACTTGCGTCATGGCCTGGAGGTTTTCGGGCGTGAAGTGGGTGCACATAATCTCGGCTTTGAGCCGGAACAGATCGCGAGCAAACCGCGCGACCTGGCCTTGGCGCGTGCTCAACCGTTGGCTGCCGACCTGCGCCTTGAGTTGCTGCGCACCCAACGTTTCATTGGGGTTTGTCGCGCCACGAAGCACGTCAGATAGACCCGTGACCTCGTAAATCGTTTGCTTGACCTGCTCGCGCTGCTGGTAAAGCTGCTGCAACGCGGCGAT